GTGAGCAGTAGATAGGTAGGTGAGCAGTAGATAGGTAGGTGAGCAGTAGATAGGTAGGTGAGCAGTAGATAGGTAGGTGAGCAGTAGATAGGTAGGTGAGCAGTAGATAGGTAGATAAGTAGCTATGATCCTTTAAGTCATAGCTACAGTTTAATTATACATATGTAAAGATCAGATAAATTATACCCATAATAACAAAGGTAAAATAATTAAAATCATACATAATTTAATTCATTCGGTACTATTTTTTCTAATTCAGATCTTAATAAAATTGGATCAAGATTGTTGTAATACTTTATTACTTCATTAATAAATATTTCTTTTTGATCTTCATCATAGTATAGATACATCCCGTCCAATTCTTCATTGTAATACTCTTCATCGTTGATAGTTATTCGTGCAATTATCGGACTATCATAAAAATAATGTTTAATCTCTTCTGTTAATGAATCAAGATCTATTGTATCACATCCCCATGCCTTACAAAAGATGTCACTTAATACAATTATACTTGCTTGATCCCCTTGACTATAGCCGGTTATGTTAATAACATCATATAACTTTTTATACTTAATATCAGAACTTAAAATAAGACAATAAAGATCATTAATATCATTGAATTCTAAATGATCGTTACACATATCACGAATTGATAGATCTTTTATATCAGAATAAATATAACCTAATTCATTTATGATATGTTTCATAAATTTGATTTTATTAACACGTGTTTCATCAAATTTATAAAGATCATCAATATCTATTTTTTTTGGGTCATAGCCTAATTTATAAGATAAATTATCATAGTCAACATATACAAAAAAATCTTTAAAGTTGTTAGATCTTACTATATTTTCATTAAAATTAGTTTGACTTCCGAATATATCATAACTTAAATTTAGATCTATGTTTAAGCCGGTACTTGATTGATTGTAATTATTCATTTTACTTTCCTTTTATAAGTGGTTCAATATTTCTTTTATTAAAAATAAAGTCTCTTCATTTTTACCTCTATAGTCTATCTCATTTAATCTCTCTTCACCTCTAAATACTATGTTGTTTTCGTATTCGCTTAACCCTACTTGATAAGCGATAGTATCACAACATTTTAAATGTGACTTTCCTATCTCTTCTAGGTAAGTATCATATGATTTTTCAATATCTTCTAACTGTTTAACTTCATTTAACACTTCTTTTAATTGATTAAATTTTGTCATTTTACTTTCCTTTACTTATTGTTAGATTGGTATAACCTACATCATGCAACATCTTTATGCCCTGTGAAGTCTCTTCACTATTACATTGATCTAAGTCACTTATTAGATCAATACTAGCATTTCCATGTTGTCCAATTCCCATATAAGATAATATAAAACCATCCTCTTTGATATTTGGAAATAAAGCAATGATCTGACCATCTTCATACTTTCTAAATATAACTATTGTTTGCATTTTAGCATCCTTCCAATTCTTCAAAATCAAATTGTATTTCTTCTTTAGTTTCATTAAAAAACAACACTATCTTTTTAGTATCATTAAAGATATGTTTGACAGTTCCAACCATATTATAAATACTTATTTCTTGATTAATATAAAATAATTTTTCTTTACCCATATTAGTATAAGATACCACTCTTCTATTTTTTTTATTTTCCATTTTTATTTCCTTCCTTTATAATAATCTGTAAAAGCAAAAGGTATTTCATACATTGCCTTATTGTCAATCTGACTTATAAAAGTAGTCACATTACATTTAAATTCATATTGATCTATTATCTCTTTTGTTTCATCTGTTACATAAATATATAAATCGCTACAATAGTTAAAATATTCAATATTATTATCTTTTACATATTGTAAAATATTAGTTAACATAATGTTTCCTTTGTATCATGTACACATAACCCTTTATTTATCACTTTTAAATCTGTAAAACTCCCATTTAATTTATTATTAACAAATTTAATAATATTTTCTTTTGTGTATTCAAAAAATAAGCCCGTTTCATGTTTTCTTATCTCTGACTTTTGATTACACCCCTCTTTCACATCATCATAAAAACAGTGTGTTATATGTGAACTAAAGTGTAAATGTTGCACGTATGTACTCATATTTTTACTAACCTTAGTCCCGCTCATTTCTAAATAAATAGGCCTGTTATCATCATTTAAAAATCGTGTTCTTATTCTACAATTTCCGACACCGTTATTTTCTGCTATATCCCATCCCGCACCCTCAAAAACTAATGTTTTATTCATCGGTGCTTTTTTATTTCCTTCAATATTTTTAAACCCTTCTCTGATTTTCGCTAACATCTTATTGATGCCTACAAATAATTTTTCACATGGTAAGTTATAATCATATACATATTTATATGGGTTAATTGTCCCGAATAAAGAAAAGTAATATTTGTCTAAAGCATTGATCATGGGTTTTTTTCTGTGACCCGTTATGAGTTGTAATTCCCGTAACATAGTTGCCTCTTTTATATTTGTATTTAACATCTTAAACCACCTTACTTACTGCTATTACAAAAGTAATAAATATTGATAGACTTATGATCCATTTAAAATCAAGTTCTTTTTTAATTGTCGTATGTTTATAAATTTTCATTTTATACCCTCTCTATTTTAAAGTGTTTTTCTGTAGATGTAAAATCACTGTATATTATTAAAGTATCACCTTCTAATATCATGCTTATTGAGTCTGTTATATCCTCTCTCTTAGGTGGATTCACTAAAAGTAATTTAAATATACTATTAGCATTATTAAGATAAGTTTTTTTAAAATACTCCCTCTTATTAGCAAGTAATAGCTCTAAATAGTTAATAACCTCATTTGGAAGAGTGTTCATGTTGATCCTTTTAATCTTTATTTGTAACGCTATTAATATTACCTATTTGTCAAGGGTAAAACCTAGTAAAAAAGTAATATTTAAGAAATATTTAAAGTAAATGTTACTTATAGTAACGTTATATCAAAATTTACCTACTTTTATTTATGATCTAACAGCGTATCAGACAAATTTTGTCTCATTTAACTTCATATTATTTAATATAATTGTCACATTTGGGTTTTTTTGATGAGTTGCCTTAATAGAGAGTTGATAGAAGTCGGGGGGATTTTTTTTATTTTTCAAGCCAACCTCACCGACCGACCGGCGACCGGCAGGGGGCGGACAGCAACGGCGTAGCGATTTGGGTTTTTTTGATGAGTTGCCTTAATAGAGAGTTGATAGAAGTCGGGGGGATTTTTTATTTTATGTTAACTGTATAGTGACACGCTACCACCCACGCACCACACTCACTCAACAGCACTGTACTCAGCGAGGAGATCATCAGTGTCCATGTCATATATCTTCAATCTATCCTTAGTGGATCGTGAGATCTTAACACCCACTAAAGAACATGAATCCATATCAGGATAAGGAAAACAAAAACACCCTAACCTTCTATGTTGTATTCTATCAAACAATAAACCCCCATCTATATCTAATTCAACACCACCATCACTTAGCATCCACATAGGAACATGATTATATCTTAAAACCATTAGGTCAGTGACTTCAGATGGTTCTAATTCATTAAAGGTTGTCCTAACACGTATGGCCGGTTGCGGATAATCATCAGAATCATATTGATCATCAGGCTGTAACCCATATTGGGTGTGTTTCATAAATAACTCCTTATATAAAAGAAGTTTACCCCACTAATACTAAAGTTTACCTTAATTATACTATGTATTAAAACTCTCCTCATATGTTTTTTCACCCACTTTTTCGCCCACTTTTTCGCCCATTTTTAATGCCTATTTTTTAAGCACTTTTTTTAAGGCATTTTTTAAGGCATTTTTTAAGGAGTATTCTACGTATAATCATACTCACAATTTACCCCTATATTTTTCCCCCATTTTTTAGGGTAATTTTTAGGGTAATTTTTTAAGGCTATTTTTCAAGGATCGCTCTAATCTGAGATAAATATTCTTTCTTAAACCCTCTTCTACCACTCTTACCAAACCAAAATGTTTTTACAAACTCTTCCTCTGCTTTAACCTGAGTGAACATATATGATGGAGTGATTGAGAAGTGTGGTATGAGTGGGTATCTTTCTTTACCCTCTCGTCTAAGGACAAACTTATTTCTACCCCCGCCTTGAATAAAAGCACTCTTCAGTTTGTTTCGTTTCTTTTGAATTTTATATGATACCCCTGTTTTGATTGGACTAGCATGAAACTCAAAGAGGTTGATTGGTGTTGAGTGCATATGGAAAGTGTACACAGATTTCCCCACATTTGCCGGTGTAATTTTAACCTTCTTTTTAAGGTCTTTGGCTCTTAAATTCCATGACTTCCTCACTTTGGCAAGGGATGCTGTTGTAGCCACACGCCCTGCCTTGTTCATAGCACGTGATATTATCAATGGGTGCTGTTGATGGAACTTAGTATATTTCTTTAATAGTTTGGTAACACCGGTTACTTTGTAGGTAAGCATAACGTGTCCTTACATGATGCCACAGTGACCTCACCATACCCCTCAGAACTCCAATCTTCTAGTTGTGCTTGATAATATGTGTATGTGACCTTCTCTGTCTTTTTAATCCATTTTAAGACACCAATCATCTGATCAACCGTTAACTCTTCCTCAATTTCTGTAAACCTACTCATACCTGATCCTTTTGCATAATTATAGCATTTTATCTTTTTTTAATAAACACCCATTGTTTACCACAACCTGTCTTTCTAAATTTATGTTCACCATAACCTGTTTTAGAGGTGTGATCAAAAGCTGTTGGTGCTAAAAACGTACCATCTACATATGCAAATGTGATAGGGGCAACTACTTGACTAACTAAGTCTAATATTTTAACACCCTCTTTAATTTCACCATCACAATTTACCTCATATTTTTCTGTTTTAAGGTCGCTTAATTTTTTAGGGGCTTTAAATTTACCCATTCTGTTTAATTCTCTGTTAGTCATTTTAACCCACCTTTAACTTTTAACACCCATTTAAATCTGACCTTCTTACCCCTGACAAATACCCCATTTCCCCGCCCCCTTTTACAGGGGTAGTAAGGGTAGAGTACGCAAGGGGGTCTTATATAAATAGCAGTTATATTTCTTACTAACGCTCTCACCGAGCCTAAATCATATATTCGTATAAATACCCTTCTTACCCTCTCTACCCCTATATATAGCACCATGGGAAACGGGGTATTATGTTTTTTCTCAAACATCTGTTTTTTTAACTAGGGCATATATAAGAGGTCTTCTGCCCTTATGGACACTATTTTCACTCACCTCTCTAATCCACTCTTTATCTAAATAATCAAGTAAAATACGTCTACTTTTCTTATGGTTCATTCCATACTCACTACTGCACTTACCGCTAACCATACTCTCAGAAGCCTCTACATTGCCATTACTGTCACGGTCTATACTTGCTATTACTTCCCTTACAACATTTATATCTAAGGCATCCTTATCGTGTTTTTTATCATCTTCCTTCTTATTCTCATTCTTATCAGAGAGGTTTATCATATCCTTAGATATTTTCATAGAAGTTAAAGCAGTGTATAAATACTTATAACCATCACCTCTTGGTTTACTTTTAAAAGTAACACCCTCACAGGCAAACCTACATCTACCTGCTTTTGATATGGTCAACACAACTTCTTTTGAAAACTCATCAACTGCACGATCTATTCTCAGCAATGCTTCACTATCCTGTTCGATCTCTGCTGTTCCTGATTGCTTCATACCGTCTTTGTTGGTGTGACCCAATGAAATGACCGTAGCACCTAAATTTGTAAGCTCCTTGATGTAGTGGAGAGCTTTCTTATTCGCATTTTTATCATTCACGTTAGCAGTAACAAACTTGAACGTATCAATCACTATAATAATGTCACCCATATCCTCGCCCTTGCTAATAGCAGTGTCGTAGTAATTATAATAATCTTCAGACGTACTCGCCACCGACAACTGCAACCTCGTAGAATCAGCATAATCATAAATACTCTGCTCATGATTCTGTGAAGCATCAAAACTCCAAAAGTGACACACCATGTTTGGGAAACGGTCTAAAACATCTAACACTATCCAAGCCATAACTGTTGTTTTGTTTGAACCTGCTTCACCAAAGAGGAATGAGTGCATACCCTTAGTAATAACAGAAGGGAACAAAGTTATCTGATCGCCACGCTCCCTTATCATATCCTGATTAAGCGTGTTTGGTAACGTTAGAAGTGAAAAACCCTTGTCACGTTCCTTTTTCTTTTTGGCTTTCTTCTTTTTTTCTTTCTTAGTCATGTTAAAGACCGATCCCTGTTCTTTCTTAAAACCCTCAACAGGATCAACCTTTTCACCATAAGCCATGTGCAACAGCGTACCTACTGTAACATCACCACTAGCGTTCTTTCCATAGTCTTCCCACTTGTCTTTCGTAGTACCGTCATACGACTTACCTTTACTACTCCATTTATCATAGAGCTTAAAGCCTTTTTTTGGACACCAATCATAAAGAGCAAACCCAACATTCAACCACTCAACATACTCCATGTTTGGGTCTAATTTTTTAAGGGCTTTTTTAACATCACCCTTACTAATATCAGAATGTTTCTCTTTGAGCTTTACCTTCTTAGGTGCTTTCATATCAGGGGCTTTCCAAACCTTCCCTTTGTTAAACACAGTCAACTCAACACCCTCTTCACCCATAGGGTTAGTATTCTGAACTACAGAGGCAAGTGATTTATCTGTTAAGTCAATATTATGTTCAGCTAAGAAGTTGTAATACTGCAACTTATAGGCATCATAGTTCTGAGAAACATTGGTAATTGGGATGAGGTAGTGCCATTTATAGGGATTCTTTTTGTGTGAGGTGGAAGGTTTCTTGATATACATCACTTTCTTTAAAGCTTTGTCTATCTTCTTAGCTTCCCCTTTAACGTCAACGTCAAGCCTGATCCATTCGTAGATCTCTGTAACATTGTTTCGCAGTCTGTGTCCATCCTCGATAGAGCATGGTATAATTGCATGGGTGTTAATATACTCTATAACCTCATCAATCTTTTTAGTTTCAAAGTCTTTGTAGTTAAACGTAGCAGATTTTGATTTAGGTATCTTACTTGTACCACTTAATTTAAACTTCATTTTTAATAACTCCTACTTGGTATTGGATTATTTGTTTCATAATAACCACCATATTAAAGCTATCCAAACAAGGCATACAACAAGTGTCCAAAAATCAAAAAGATCAAACTCTTCAGTACAATAACTGCTGTGCTTTTTCTCTTCTTCACTACATGACACAAATGGTAATGCTAAAAGAAATATTGTTAATGCTATCTTTATATATATCATACTAATCACCACTTGCTTCATCAGTGAAGGACTCTTCTTTTAAAACCTTAACCATGCTTTCCTCTATTGCCACCCTGATAAAAGCACTGAGCTTCCAATCACGATCTCTACAAAAATTCTTTATCTGTTCTGACTTTTCATCACTCACCTTAAACATAATCTTTGCTGTCTTTGGTGCTTCATTTGCTAAACTTTCATTCATTTGTAACCCTTTAGTGTTATTTAAGTGTTACAATGATATACTTTTTAAACTTAAAGGAGAATGAATGAGGAAGTTATTAATGCACCCACTTAAAATAGCAGGGGATTATGTACCCATACCTGACAAAGTAGAAGAGGTTGTTAAACTATATGAGCCTGAGAAGCAAAAAAAGAAACGTGCTATGAATAAGTTAAACATACTTGCAAATAGTTTAGGTTTGTCTGATATGTACTTCTATCATTATAACACACGTAAAAGAAACAAGTGTGTTTTTATTTTAGGTCGAGGTGATCCGGTTAAGGGTTATCATCGTTTTCAATATTGGAAAAAGAAAACTGAGCAAGACTTTTTAGAAATGGCTAAGGAAATAAAAAGAGACAGGAGTGCTTCTAAGTTTAGTGAATGGTCTAATAAAGACTCTTCCCACTTTTCAAAGAGCTATCATAGAGTTAAGCGTGATGGTATTAGAGGATATTCACATATGATGTTTATCCATAATATCATTAAACAGTATGAGAGATTCCTCAATGAAGCTTAGACCGCATCAAAAGAAAGATTTTAAAAAGATAAAGAAGCTATCAAAAGAGTATCAACATATTCTTTTAGGCGGTGCTACCGGATATGGTAAGTCTGCCCTAATATATCATATAGTAAAGAAAGCTGTAAAGAATAACCAAACAATCTTGGTGATCGCTCCACGTAGGAAGCTTATAAAACAATTAGCCATAACACTACAAGAGTTTATTCCGTCTATTGTCATGGGTGCTGATACAAATGTGTATGATGGTTGTCAAGTTTACATTGCATCAACGGCAACTATGCACAACAAATTAAAGAAACACGGTAAGAGTTACTTTGGCAGTCTTGATAAGATACTAATTGATGAGGTTCATATCAATTTTGGCAGTGCCTCAATGAGTGAGCTTGATAAGATATATTGGGAAACATCACAGTGGTTGGGGTTAAGTGCAACTCCTATTGATGAGCGTGGGTATCGCTTAGAAGGTTGGGATTATACACACTATAAATACCAAACCCAAAAACTCATTGAAATGGGATGGTTAACACCCGTCAAAGTTATGGTGGAAGATGCACCCAAAGGGTTAGATGATCTTAAAATGACCGGTGGTGACTATAATGAGAAAGACCTTGCTTCATTCATGCTTGATGGCGGTAGGGTTTCAAATGTATATAAAATATGGAAAAAATATGCACGTAATCGTAAAACAATGATATTTGCAGTGACCATCAACCATGCCAATATCATATACAATGACTTCATAGAGAAGGGCGTTAAAGCTTCAGTAGTACACAGTGATATGGATGAAGCGTTTGAAGAACAATCATTGATAGACTTTAAATATGGTGAGGTTGATGTGATCATAAATGTAGGTAAGCTCACTACCGGTTACGATGAAACCTCTGTTGACTGTCTGATAATTGCAAGACCTACCAAATCACTCAGACTTTTTATTCAAATAGTAGGGCGTGGGTTACGTTTACATGAAGGTAAAAAAGAATGTCTGATCCTTGATGTTGCAGGGGTCATAGAAGAACATGGTTATCCAACAATGTATCGTGATTTTAACAAAGTAAAACCTGAGCCTAAAGAAAAGAAAGATGTAGAGTTTCTTGAAATGACCTGCCCCAACTGTGACTACTCAACACAGATTAAAAACTGTAGGAGAGTGATCACTGAAAAGAAACATATCACTAAAACAGAGTGGTTCTGTCCTAACTGCAATGAAGTGTTAAAAGAGAATGTTGTAGATAACAGAGAAGTGAAGAGACTCAAAGAGATAAAAGACTACACTGATGTTTCAAAAATCAAGAATGATGATGTATCTGATATGGTCAGAGAGGTTCAAAAAGAGAATGGTTATATGGATGGATGGGTGATGTACATTGCAAAAGACTATAAAAAGCATCCTGAATTTAAACGATCCATGAAAATTCTATGTAATAAGTATAGGTTAGATATGATAAATATAGATACAGTTTTAAGAAACATCAATAAATTAAGGGATGATTATGCCTAAAAAACAACCTGAACAATTACTTGCAAGTCGGGTAGCTAACTTTATAAGGGAAGATTACCCATACCAACCATTTAGGTTTGACCTCTCTGCTGACATGCCGTTACCAATAGGGTTAGCTAAAAGAGCTAAGGAACTACATGGTGAAATATGGAACAGAAAGTACCCTGATCTCTTTATACCTAAAGTCACTAAGAAATATGGTGGTTTATATTTAGAATTAAAAGCAGGTCTTAAAGTGCCTAATACGCCTCATACAAGAGGACAGGCAGTGTACCATCAAGTGCTACGAAACCTTGGCTACAAGTGTATGTTCTGTTGTGGGTATGCTGATTGTATAAAGAAAATAAAGAAATATCTAAAATAAACTAAGTTTTATTTTACTTTAAGCAAACTTATCCTATACTACGTTCAGAAGATGAGTTTGACTTCTAGGTTTTTTAACTTATAATTGTTAAGAAAGAGCTTTTATGTGTGTCATGAGCCACGAACTATGATAAGTGGTACGTCATAGCGTTGATTAAAAATCATGGCACTCACAAGAGCTTTTATATGAGCCACATAGTTTTAATATTCTTAACTTCCTTCCTTTGTAATATTATCCCCTTCTGTGTGGCTCTTGTAAAAACTTAAAAAAGGACAAGCAAATGAGTACACGTAAAAAATTAAAAAAACTGTTAGGAAAAGAACTTAGTTACACAGGTATTATTGGTAATATTTGTGATAATCGAGTCTGTATAGAAGCAGTTTGCCATAGTGGTAAGGAAGTGACGGATCATGTTTGGGTTGGTATGGTTCACAGTCTCAAAACACATGAGAGAGGAACTAGGGTTAAATTTAAAGGTAAAGCATATACATACACAGACACCAAAGGTGAACGTAAACACGGTCTACATTATTGCAAAATGTTTGTGGTTTCAAATGAAACGTATGACGAGGTGGTTAATGTTGAACGTAAAAATTTACAACAAAGGAAAAGATCATGATGCAACAATTTAAAGAGAACATACTCAAAGGTTATTACCGTGATCATAATAAAGGTGCAGAACTTTTAGATATTGACATGGAAGTGGTTTTGGAGAATGAAGTTGAAAATTTAAAAAAAGAGATTGTCTTATTGCTTAAAAGATTAGACGAGAAAAAAAAGAAGTAACAAACATCATGCTTTAGCAGGATTAGCTAATAAATTATTAAACAATTTTAAAGGACTCATTATGAGTAAAAACAGAGAACATTTCGTAGCATCAATGAAAAGAAAAAATATTAAAGCGTTAGGTGCAATCATCCTAAGAGAAATATTTGGTGAAGGTGATAAAGCAAATGAGCTTGAAGAGGCAAGTAGACTAACTCCTGCACTGATTGATCGTACTTGTTTGGAAACTAAACCTGTAGTTGAAGAACCACCTGCTGAAGCACCTGCTGAAACACCTGCTGAAACAAAACCAAAAGGTGATGATGGTTTCAATGATGTGCGTAAAGCGATCAAAAAAGGCAAAGGTAAGAAAGCACTAAAGCTTATCAAAGCACATAAAGACAATGGTTCAAGAGGTTCAGTTTTAACAGGTCTTAAAAATCAAGCGTTGGATATGTAATGAGTGAAAAGTTAACGGTAGTAGTACCTAATGAAGACAAGTTTGATCCTGCTGAGATACCTTTTGGTGTTGTAACAGGTGAGGGTGTAGACAACTTTGATGGTGATGGTAAGGTTTACTCATCATCACTCTTGCTTGGTAAAAAAGAAGCAAAGTTCTTTAGAAAAGAAGTGATGGATTTTTGGGAAGACAATAAACCTAAACATGGTGGTGATGAGCCTGATAATTGGGATAACATTGTACGCAAGGCTGACAGTGGTGGTTATATTCTTTATGCTAAAACCAACGTTGATTTTGACGGGAAACAAAACATCATTGCAATAGTTAACCATGAAGGAACAAAGCTTGATCCTGAAGAGTATGGAACTATGGGTAAAGGTACTAAAGGTAGATTGGCAGTCACTTTCTCTGTATATACTCAGGGTAAAAAGAAGTCAGGTGTTTCTATTTTCCTATCAGCAGTGAAGCTCACTGAACATGAACCATATGTTGCAAGTGGCGGTGCAGGTGCATTTGGATCAGATGATAAAGGGAGTGTGTCAGGCAAAGGTGGCTTTAAAAAAGAGAAGAAAGCTAAAAAAAAAAGAAAAAAAAGTAACAACTCCTCATTATAGTGATAGGTCTATCCCTGAAATAGATGATGAAGACGACATAGCGTTTTAAGTTTCGTGAGTCACATTCAGGTGTGACTTGCCAAGCATATGACTTGGAAAAGGATTAATTATGACAGATAATCAAAAAGCAGTGGTTGCATATCTCACTTCCATTATTAAAGATATTGAAGCAGGTGTGTTGGAAATAGATGGGATTACTGAAGATAGAGACTATATTGAACATATCAGCACTGAATGTGGTTCAATGGTTGATGGTAGGTTTTTGGCAGGAGAAGGTACGGTAAGGTTACATTGTAAAGCTATCCCTAAAAAAACATACAAATCACAGAGTAAAATTTATAAAGAGTTGTATGAGCGTCATTATGACCAAGCATTGTCATGTTTAAGACACTTCACAAAAGAAGAAAAAGAGCTTGTCATTCGTCAAGCTAATAAGGATGCAGTTAAAAATACAGTAAGAGTTTGGAAGGATCAATATGACACATAGTACAAGAGAGCTTTACAACTGCTCACCACTTTGGTTTATCTTCATACCTTATCTTTTGGCTATATATTTTAAACGACACATGGCTAACAGAAATATGAAGCGTTTGGTGAAGTTATCATGGCATTGTCCATGTGATTATAGTGTAGAATTAAATCAATACAACGCTTCTAAGAAAGCAAGAGCGTTTAATGAAAAACTAATAAGAGAGGTGTGGTAATGGTTAAGTTTATAGAAGGTGAAAAATAATGATTGAACATCAAGCAATTAAATGTGGGATGCAGTATGCTATTAGTCAAACAAAGCCAAGCACGATGTATCGTGTAAAGGGTAGTTATTCAATAGAACAGGCTAAATTAGTAATTGAGTTATGTGATAGGATCACTGATCTTGAAAAGAAGTTAGCTGAAAAACCTAAGACTAAAAAGATTATTCGTTATGTAGAAAGAAGAGATAAACGATGTTAATCTTCATTAAAGAATTAGGTATGCAATATGCTACTGAAAATTCTAAGCATAAAAGAAAAATGGCTATATATGAATGTTCAGGGTGTGGTAAAAGAAAGAAACGCCCAATGAGTGTTATAAAAGCAGGTTATACGAATTGGTGCGTTGAATGTGGAAATAAAGCAAAGAGGGGTAAGTAATGAAAATAACAGAGTATGATATTGAAACTGCACCTAATCGTTGTATGGTTGGTTTCAAGGATCTCAAAACAGGCAAAATAAAGCAGTTTCAGTACAATGAAGGTAAGAGGATAGCCAAGTACATAAAGAAGCGTATTTTGGTTGGTTTCAACATACTAAACTATGATAACATACTTCTTACAGGTATGTTACGTGGTAAAAATATGAATTGGCTATATACAACTTCAGTTGATCTTGTAGAAGGTGAAGGTAAACGGTGGGATTACCCAAGTGATATTAGAAATTCAATAGATTTAATTGAAGTTGCACAGGGTAAAGCATCATTGAAACTATATGGTTCAAGGCTCAATACAAAGAAACTTCAAGACCTTCCTTATGATCCACATAAAAAGCACACTAAGAAGATGTGGAAAAATGTAATGATATACAATGCAAATGACTTACAAATGACTGAGGAGTTGTACAATGAGTTGAAACCACAACTTGATATACGTGCTGATATTGGTAAGACATATGGTATTGATGTTATGAGTCGGTCTGATGCTCAGGTTGCAGAAGATGTATTTAAAAAGAAACTTGGTATTGCAAAGAAGCCTAAGATTGATAAACCTAAAGAGGTAAGATATGAAGCCCCTGCGTATATCAAATTTAAAAGCAAGGAACTGACTAAACTAAAAGAAAAGTTTGAAAGCTCTGTTTATAAAATAGATCATAATACAGGTAAATTTAAACCACAGGAATGGTTGAAAGAGAAGATAATAATCGGTGGTGTTACATACACTATTGGTTATGGTGGTCTACACTCTAATGAAAAATCAATGGTGGTTAAAGGTGATCTTAAAAATGCTGATATTGCAAGTATGTACCCGTCATTGATTATCAATTCAGGTAAGTTTCCAATACAGCTTGGTGCTGAATGGTTGAAGTTTTATAAACAGTTTCGTGATGAACGAATGAAAATAAAACACATTGACAAAGACTTGTCTGCCATGCTTAAAATTTTCCTCAACGGATCATATGGAAAACTCAACAGTGTTTACAGCATCTTGTATGCACCACATTTACTGCTTGATACTACCATTACCGGTCAGCTAAGTTTGCTCATGGTGATTGAGAAGTTGACCGATGCAAAAATCAAAGTTGTGTCAGCTAACACAGATGGTGTTGAATATGTTGATAAAACTAACAAAGGTATGAAGATCATTGATAAGCTTGGTAAGAAAATGAATCTTGAATGGGAACACGCTTCATATAAGGCATTATATGCCCGTGATGTTAACTCATACATTGCCATTTATGATGATCATGCTAAGAGCAAGGGTTTCTATTCAGAGCCAAAAATTGACAAGAATAATGAGTATCAGATAGTCATAGAAGCAATACGTGAGTTCTTACTTAATGGTAAGTCTATGAAGAAAACGATTAAGAAGTGTAAAGATCCTGCAAAGTTCTGTGTTTCCCGTCAAGTGACAGGTGGTGCATTGTGGAGTCCTGAAACATACCCTGATACTGAAGAGTATGAGAACTATATAAAACGTGTGCCATTTAAACAAAACAAGGCACTTGAAAAACGTAACGATGATTACAAAAAGCAGTTTGTATTAGCAGAATCAGATAAGTGGTACGTTGGTAAAGTTGTGAGGTATTACTACGCTAAAGATGGTAAGCCGATGTTCTATAAGAAGTCAGGTAACAGAGTGCCAAAGTCAGATGGGTGTCACCCTATGATGCAGTTAACCGAAACACTACCAAAGGATATTGATTATAAAAAATACATATCTTTGGCAGAAATACATTTAAAGGAGTTAGGTTATGAGTGAAGGTGAGTTTATAGTTTCTTGGATTGTTGGATCAATAGTGATCTTAGGTGTGAGTAAAATAATATTAGTAATTAGTGATTGGAGAAAATCATGTTTCAAATAGCAATAAACGGTATCATAGTGAGTAATCTTAAACCTGTTAAAAAGGTGAGAACCATATCAATAAAAACAGGTGGTGGTTATTTAATACTGCCTAGAAAACAAGCACAGAACATAGTTGATTATATTTTTAAAGCTGTTCAAAAATGCAAAGGTGCGATTATTTTCAATGGTGTTATAGTTGAAAAGAAGAGTGTTAAATACATGAATTTAGGAGTGTAGTATGAAGTTTTTATATTTAGATTGTGAAACAACGGGGCTTGATCCTGACATTCATGGAGTGTTACAGGTAGCGTGTATAGTGACTGAAGGTGAGACAATAACAAAAGCAAAAGAGATTGGTAGGTTAGATGTTCTTTTTAATCCAAAGTCTATTGGTTGTAAGATTGATAAGGGTGCATTAGAGATCAATGGTCATAAGAAAAAGGCTATTAAAAAGTACCCTAAACATACGTTTAAAACACTACTTAGTTTCTTTAGAAAGCACATCAACCCTTATGATAAAGAAGATAAGTTTATTGTAGTTGGTCAGAACGTTAAGTTTGATGTAGAGTTTTTACATGGTTGGGCTAAACGTGAAGGGTTTGAATTTATGGGGTCATACGTTGATTGGAGAGTTATTGACACATTGGTACTTGCAAGGTTAGAGTACGCTCTTGGTAACATCAACCCACCTGATTTTAAACTTGGTACATTGTGTATGGAGTATGGGATTGATGAGCCTGATCACAATGCAATGACAGACATTATTGCTACTAAAAAACTGTTAATGAAGATGTTAAAGTAAATTTAAGTTTATTTAACTATAATTTTAATTATAAAGGATTCAAAAATGAGTTGGTATATCAGTAAAGATGAAATAGACGATGGAACTGCTGTTGGTCAATGGCAGGGTGATGAATATACATTGGAAGAATGTAAAGAGAATTGTTCCATTGCTTTCAGAATGTTGGATGATGATAGGGAAATTTATTATCATGGTAAAAGCTCAGATTCAAGCTCTTTTGATCCATTAGATAATTTTGGTACACCAAATGCAGGGTGTACTGAGATTCAATACTATGAGTCAGGTAAGTGGGTGACGTTATGAGTAAAAAAAGAATGATTGCACATGATGCTGACTACCTTATCTTTATGTGTACTGAAAGTAAAGCGGTTAAAACAGGTGGGTTTAAAGCAGAGGGTGGTGGTAGTGTTAAAGGTAAAAAATACAAAGAACCACTAAAACCATACAAAAATAAACTTAAACGTTTGATACAAGATGTTGAGGATTCATTCTCTGCAACTTTTGTTGGTCAGGTTAAAGGCATTAAACCAATTTTTTCTGATCCAAACGGCAACTTCCGATATGATATATACCCTGAATATAAAGGTGAGCGTCCTGAACGTACAAAACTGTTTTATAGGTTGCGTAAATGGGCTTTAAAAAAATATGGTTATGTTAAAGGTGTTGAAGCAGATGATGAGGTTGCGTACCTTGTAGGTGTAAAAGGGTGGTTCGGTGCTTCAATGGATAAAGATTTGTGGAGAGGCGTTGCAGGTGATTGGTTAAATGTCCATTATATGAGTATGAGTTTTGTCAACACTTCAGAAGGTGAAGCGAGAAACTTCAACCTCATTCAAACATTGATGGGTGATCCCACTGATAACATTAAAGCCCTTCCAAAAAAAGATGGTGATCCAATGATACCTGTAGCCAATTTACCAAAAGGGCAAAGACAACCGTTTAAGGTGACTGAGAAGATTGCTATTGAACTGTTGGATAAGTTTGGTTGGAGTGATGAGGGCGTACTTGCAGTTTTTAAAAGCAAGGGTTTTGGTGAGAAAGAAAGAACCCTTAATCGTAGATTGATTGGTATGGATCAGTACCATCCAAAAAAAGGAGTACGTTTATGGACTCCAAAAAATAAAAAGGACATGAAATGAGAAAAGAGTTGGGTGACGAAATATTTGGGGTGATTTTTATCATCATTGTAGGTGTTGGGTTAACTGTGTTTTCATACACACAACGATATGTTGAAAACACATACACCAATACAGCAAAAAAAGGCATCATTTGGACTAGAAGTATTGATTTAAAACAATACAAGGTGATAGGTGATGGATCAGGGTTATTTGGTGAGTATACGTTGGTCACACGATCAATGACTCAGGGTAAAGATGAAGCAACAACAATATATAAGGATTAAATTATGAAGAAAAAGTACATATTGATCGGTCATAAGAAAAAACAGGGTAAAGATACATTTGCAAAGATGTTGAAAGAACATTTAGGTGATGCTGAGATCTTCTCTTTCGCTGACCCAATGCGTGAGATATTTGCTCAAATGTTAGGCACTACTGTAGAAAAGCTCAAAGAAGCTTACAACAAAGATGAAGACCTGCGTGATGCACTTAAAGCATTGGGTAACGGTAAGATGATTGAGTATTTTGGTGAGCAGGTTTGGAGAGATATTCTTATTAAACGTGCTGAAGCTTCCGATGCTGAATATATTATCATGCCTGACTTCAGATTTTTGAGAGAACATATCAAAGGTGCTACTACAATCAATGTGGTTAGGGATAATAATACTACAGACACGCACCAATCTGAAACAGAACTTGATGACTATGATTATGACATTAGAGTGCTTAATGATTCAAGTTTAGAGTCATTACATAAAAGTGCTTTAGAAATATGTGGGTATATTACAGCTAAAGAGAAAACACTATCCCATGCGTTTGATACATATTCTTACGCATTGGGTGGTTTCATGGATATATTTAAAAACATGGCAAATCAACCTGATAATGGTTATGCAAGAGGTGGTTTTATAAACGAACATGATGCTATGTTAGATCGTAGCGATCTCGATGAGTTTTTAAAAGAGGGTGATGAAAGTTATGAGAACCTTCTCAAAGATGATGAGCATCAAGAGAACATAGATAAGTTACATCATGGCGATAAACTAATATGTAATGTGTTTATTGATGGTGAATTTGTTGGCAAAGTTAAACTAAATTAAAGGAGTAATTATGGCTGAGACAAAGAAAAAAGCAGTAGTGCCAAAGATGATCAGTATTCGTGAGGATCAGTATGACCGTCTTGTGGTAATAGCAAGGAAAGAGGATCGTAGTATAAGAGGTGTGCTTCAACGTATGCTTGATATGTATGAAGGTAAGAAGTAATGTGTGAAGTATTAGATGAAATACTCATCATTGCTAAAAAAGCATTAGCCACAGCAGAAAGTGAGGTGGTTGATGCTAAGGTTGAAACTATAAACAAAGGCTTCATCAGTATTGGTGGTAGTCTTGATAGTATCATTCTGTTGTGTGAGGACAAGAAAGTTGATCCTCACAAGGATAATATGGATAGGGGGGGAAGACACTCCATTGCAGGTCACATGAATGATCCATCAGAAACACAAAAAGATGCGTTTGATGCTGAATCTGATTAAGTGGTTATTTAGACCAAAACACAACTACACACCACCACCTATGATTAAAGCACACGGTGGTGGTATATATGGATATAAGTTTTATATAGGTGATTAAAATGACTACTAGAGAAGAGATATTAGAGTTAGTTGATAATTGTTTCCATGCCTATGCTTCATCATATAGAAACGATGCTAGAGAGTATGCAATAGAATTAATGGATGGTGTTGAAAGTAGAACATGTGATAATTGTGTAAATTATCATACATCAGAGGCTATTACCTTAGCTGATGGTGAGGCTTTTTGCTATGCTGATGTTGAAAGTACGGATATTGGTACAGTCCTCGCAACTTTTGGGTGTAATAAATTTAAAATGAAACACGGTTCTTAAACCAACCAAACATAAACCTCTCATCCTTCTCTCTTCTCTCTGCAAGTGTTACATAAAAAGCACCTTGTAGAGAGTTTAACATATTAAATAAAACCTCTTCACCGTCACCACCCCTAACATAAAAATAAGAAGTCAGTGCCTTGATTGTTTTAGAACCTATCTGTCCATCAACAACCACATCACCATAATAATTCTGACGGTTATTTAAAACATTCAAAGATCTTTGTAAGAATCTACCGGCACGTCCTGTTCCCATATTTACACCTGTATCAGCTAACTCTTCAGCTACCCTCTCTGATAGATCTTCTATATCATCAAGTTTTAATTTATCCCAATACATTTTTGAATAGATCATATAAGCATAGTCTTTGGTTAGATTTTTAATCTTACCTTTGAAACCATAAACCCTTGCAGTGTTTTTAGTGATACCATATTTAGTTTCACCACCTGAATCAGAAGGATCATTTACATATCCACCCTCAATTCTTATTATCTCTTTAATTATTTTTTTCTTTAATTCACTCATCTTGAAAACTCCTCATTGAATTTCTCATTTTGCTTTTCATAAAAGGTTATGTTGTGTATTCTTTTCTGAGAAGCCTTAGATGCCCCGTGAAGCTCTTTTTTGTTCACTTTGTAGTATGTGTTGTCTAAAGTGCTAAAGTCTTTGATTTCGTATGGTTCTATGTGGTAGAGAGTCTTTAATCGTGGTACTTTTGATTTAACATACACTTTCTTAGGTTCACATGGTTCAGGATCACTACAAGCATTAAAAAATAAGCTTATCGCTAACAATAGTGTTATTCGCATCTGCAATTCCTTTAAAGTATGATTCAAACCCTGTTATCCTATTATCTTCCATGAGTTGTACTATCTGAACGCTAAGATTATTAATAGTTATTTCTTTGGCTTTGTTATCGTGCCGTGCTGTTTTCAACTGTTTTTCTAAATTATCAATAACATGATAATGCCAACTATACAAACTATAAGAGAATAAACTAACCACACACAATGTAACCCCTGCATATAAATATCCTTTAACCCCTAACATAATTCCCACCTATAACCACCTGCCGTTTTCCTTTTTTCGTTCTCTTGTATTTTAAATATTTTGTCATGGAACAACACATCTTGCAAAATCTTCACCAAATAAATATAATGCCATGAACGCTGTAAACACTACACCAACTATAAAATTATTCCACATCATGTTCTCCTTTATTGATTCTTGCTCCATGCTCATATGATTTACCTGCAATGTAAGCTGTGAACCCAACCATCAATATTGCGGATAATTCTTTAATATAAATATCTTTAATCACTATATTAAAAAAATTTCCATCTAACACAGCAAGTACGCTAATAAATAAAGTAAGCCACACAATTAAACTTGGTCTAATAAACCTACTCAATCTATTATCAGGTTTCATTTGTGATAATCCTCACATATTTTAATATCTAAAAGAGTGTCGTCACAATCTTTTCTTAATAGCCTGACCTCTATCCCTAAACTATACATAACATCGGTTAACTCATTCATACGCTTATCTTGTTTGTTTGAGTTATCAGTGATCACTTTATTTGTGCGAATAGATGCCATAGTGAGTTTATCAATGTTTGAATTTAGGTTTGTAAACTCTGTAATAGCCCTTGCTTTAAGTGCAGGTATCTCTGTTGTTGTAACACCGATCCAACCAAACACTCCGGTTAATGTAAATATTAATAAAGCAGTTATAATTGCACCTGATCCAAATTTCTTTACATCTTGACCCATCACGTAGCCTTTGTCGTTTCATAAGTTAATTCATACTGAGCAACGGGAACTCTTATATCAGCATTGCCTGTATCTGTTTGATAAATTAGCAATAAGTATTCCCCTAACCAATCTGTTGTGTCACCATGAGGGATAGTGAATGTGAATGAAAGATCATCACCACTCCTAACTAGATCACCTGAAGAAACCTCATTGTTATCAGGATCAGTTACCACAAAAGATAACTCTTCAGTAGCCCCCCACACTGTCTCATCTTCATGCCCTAAAGTCTCAGTGAAACTTGTTCCTTGATATAGTGTGGCAACATCTTCTCTTTTAACATACAACATCAACTAACCCTCTCTTTCTTACTATTATAGCAGTAGTTTCACTCACTCTTGATATTTTAACAACATCTTTCCGTTTTATGGTGCTGATGGTTGATATTTGTTTTATCTCGGTAACACCTTTAGAAGTTATCTTTTTAATGTCACTATAAATAACAACCTCACCACCACCCACGCTAAGACAAAGATATTCTCTAAGAGTAGAAACACCTGCTTCACATATCTTTTCTCTTATGGTCATGGACAACCACTCTCAGCATCCAACACTGCTTGACCAATAGCATATGGGTTGTTAAGCCCTTTTACATCAAGGATAACGTTAGCACCGCCATTATTAACAACTTCACCATTACCACTAATTATAAAAGTACCCTCAGTACATGAGGCATCAATAATAAACACGCCACCTAAAATGCCAACACCAATTTCATTTTCAGCGTTAGTGCTGTTTTCAATCGTAATGATGCCTGTCCATTCTGTCATGATCACATCTTGGTGTCCACTTGCCAAATCAATAATAGGTAAGCTATGATGATTTCCAATAGTACACCCATGTATTTTTATTGGTTCAATACCACTTGATGTTATTCGACCTGTTAATGATGAGTAGCTTATAGTGCCACTAAAATACTCTATATCACCTACAATACAATCGTCAACAGAACTATTGCCATCAAAGACACCAATGATAAATAAATCTCTAAAACGTGTTTCAACACATACTGCTTCAGTTTCAATATTGAGTACAGTCATTCCTGAGTCTATACCCTTTACTTCCAAGTATGATACATCATCACCTGCACCCAATGTTAAATCCTTAATAGTCATGATCGTACTAAGACCATTCCTACTTGCTATTTCTACAGCTTGTGGTATATTCCCTGATGGATGCCCTAAAGTTCCAATAGGGGTAACAACACCACTTTGCCCTTTAATAACATCAACAACAACTCTATCCATATAAGCCATAGCCAATAAGGTAGAAAGATCCTGTAGACCTGCTGAGTTGTTTGGTCTAATTGAAACACCATTTACTGCTGAGTAGTTGTGAATATTTGTATTTGCACCATCAAAGAGAACTGCGTAAGAACCTGCTTCAAACACTACAGAATAATCCCAATAGTTGATGAGGATGGTTTTACCTAAGATAACATCACCTGTGTCAATGGTTGGGTAATACGTTGCTATTTCGGGGTAGGATAACCCTTCCCCTTGAAGCCATGTTAATTCCCAACACTGCTTTAAAAAATCAAAGAGGTCAAGTTTGTATTTATCAGGCGACAAGTAGACTAGATCTGCTTGTGGCACTGTTATAACACCAGACTCCCAATCTACTTGATACGCCATATTATTAACCTGCTCTTGAAAGATTCACCGTAAATGCAAATCCACCTGACCCAATAGTACCTGCGATAATTTGGAAGGTGTCGGGTGCGGTTGGATCACCTTGTCTAGCCCATCCATACACATCAATAGGGGTAGATTGATAAATCAATGAACTTGATAATGACTTAGCAGTACCACCACCTGTAGGTGATTGATAGAAAAACGCAACGTGAGCAGGGTCAGAAGCAGTGATATCACCTGATATTGTGCCTGTCAACGTAAATCTTACACCACTCCATGAAGAGTATTCATAATATTCTCTTGAAGTCTCTCCTGTTCTAAGAACACCAACCCAACCTGTTTGTGGAACATCTGCTGAAATAGCATCAACATCTATGAAGGCATCACTTGCAGTACCACCTGCACAAGAATAAGTGTCGAACTCAATCGCAGACACCCCTGCCTTTTTAAGTGCCAAGATCACATGAGGATCATCACCTGCATCAACTGCATTAATTGTACCTGTAATTGGTACGTTGTTTGGTGGAATAACTGCATTACCATCAAGGTCTTTAAATGAATCGGCAGAAGTAACTTGTGCAGGTTCAAAACCAATACCATCAGCACCAATCCATGCACCTGTAAATGTACCTGTGTGGTTAGGGTTTGTTGAAATTAAGACAGGTGTGCCTGAAACATCAACTGTACCTGTACCTGCACCGGTGACTGTTAAAGTATCGGCAGGGAACACACCTGTATTTAAATGGAGAATCAATCTCGCTGTGAGTGTGCCATCTGTATCATCAACTGCCACCAAGTTACCTGTACCTGCTGTAGCCCCTGTACCCCAAGAAAGAGTTTCATTTTGTACTAATGTACCTGTACCTGCATCAATTACACAATCATAAAGTCTACCTGTCCAAAGTTCACCATCAACCCCATAAAGAGTATCAGTCGTATCTTCACATAATGTAGCTTTTACAAACTCATAAACTGCTTTTTTAGTAGCTTGTGTACCCCAATGCCATTTACCAATATAAGGCTTATCACCATTACCGTCAAGGTCAATCAAATTGTACCCATCAGTATTTGAAACATCATATGCTCTTACTGTTGCAATAAGTGCTGTTGTATTCTGAGGATCATCATTTGATGTAACAGATGCAACTTTCTCCCCAAGACCCATAGTAGTTCCCCAAATAACAAATTCATATAGCCATTTGTTGAGTTTTACATGAACCAAACTATTGTCTGTCTCAACTCCACCGTCTATGATTTTAATCATAATCCTTGCAAGTGTGTTTGAATCAGTAGAGTTTTTACCGTTACCCCAATGAGAAGTAAGCAATACATTGTTTTGAAGAACATTAATTGGAACAGAACCATCTGTCTTACCAAGTATTTGTAATCCACCCCAAACATCATCACCATCATTTTGAGATACAGAACCTCCAAAGTGATATTCAATAACCTCTGCTGTTACGTTGTAGTTTACACCAAACTCTGTAGTGTGATCATACAACGTAATAATTTGATTTTGTGCTTCAGCTTTTGATGGGTTTGGAAACGAAAGGTTAATTTCATCATCACCACTAATTGCAAAATCATAAGCTATTTTTTGTAAAGCTCTATCAAGCCATTGAACGTGAAATGTGTCTCCACCTGAAACGTAAGTTATTGCTCCACCTGAAGCCACTTTAAATTGTGCCAACCAAGCCGTCACTGCTGTGGTTGCATTTGCATCTGAATCATATATTGCCATCTAATATCCTTTTTTTATCTTGGTTCAAGAGAAACTTGTATATCTACACCTGTTGAAGATATTGTTCCACTAAAATCTTTTTGAACATAATCAATTCCTGTTAAGTCCATTTGTCTAGCCCACCCTATAAAAGCTACTCCATTATAGGTTGATGCAACGGATTCGGCATAATCACCATCACCATTTGTAGTTCCACTAATAATTGTGGCTTTAGTGTCGTCACGCAATATCATCACGTTTGCATCAGGGATTCCAAGCCCACTTTGAGCATCTTTAACTGAAATTGTAATAGGCAAAAGACCTGCAACTACATTCACTATTGCACCATCTGATTTTATGGATGGAGTTGTAGCTCCTGAAGCGACTGAAATAGTTACCGTTCCTGTAGTGGCACTTATATAAATATCTTCATTACCTGTGCTTGTAGGAGTCACAGGACTTCCTGAAACACCTGCATCGTAATCGTGTGTAACAACATTCCAATCCATTGTTCCATCACCCACAGTAGTAAGCTCTGTGGCATGGTTAGAACCATCTGAATAGAATTCTGTATCGTCTAGCTCTGCCAAATCTGTAACAACTGTAGATACAGCATCAGGGCAATTAGAGAATTTAGCTCCTGTAAATACACCACCACCTAAAGTAACTAAACCACATCTTGTAAAGTTAAAAGTTAAACAAGTAGCATTGCTTTGAAATATAAATGTACCTAAATCATTAAATGTAAAATTATCCCATGTTAGTGTGGCATTATCAACCATTTCAAAATCACCCTTTGAAATTGGTGCTGAACCTGTAATTGAAGTTTTAACTCCATTGATTGTAATACCCGATAATGTTAATGCTGAGTCTGCATGATTTATCTCAATTTTATTGAACCCACTTGCAATTCTAGGCGTATCTACCAAGTTAATTACAACATCAGAATCAGTCATTGTAATCGCTGAACCTGTCAACCCTAAAGACATTAACCCCTTCCAAGCGTAAGAGTTACCTTTTAATTCAAACAACCCCCACCTTGCAGTAACAGCATCGTTTGCTAGAGCCATCCCATTAAAAGTACACCCTGTTCCTGATACTTGTATCTCACCCCTACCATATCGAATCGCATCTATGACATGAGGAGAACCTTTAGATATTTTTGCTCTCATGTTTGGCATTGAACCAAATAACCTATAACTCCCTGCAACAGGACTACCATCAGTTTGATCAGCACTTAATTCAGGATCAATAGCTGTGTTTTGCCAACCACCTGAAGGATAATTCCCAAAATCATCACCAAGTGCGTTCCAATAATTCATATTTCCCGATGTTGAACCGATACCTATCCTCATTCCACCTGCTGACCATGAATAGATATTCGTTCCGGCATCAAACTTTTGCCAAACAAAAAAAGCCCAACCGCTTGTCCATGTTACATCTGCACCGTTATCCCATTGAACACCACAAGTTTGATTTAATGCCTGTGCTGTTGCTTGATCTATTGCAATACTGTTGTGATAATAATTTTCAGTAGTTTCAGAAGGTGCTGAACCTGTAGTATGACCAATTAACTCAACCCAATCTGCATCACTATCTGCCAAGTTAAATGTTTGCAGGTCTGTTGCATATGTAGCCATAGAAGTCCTTTTACTTAATTGTTCATATTATAACATATTAATTATGGAAATATAATAGGTCTTGTAGCAATCTTTTCATCATCCATATTAAACTCTTGGTCTATAATGATCATGTTGCCTTGTGCATCTGCTGTTGGTGTTTCAATAGGCACTAAACATCTATTCCCCACAATAGCACTTGGTATTCCATATAATGACGGCATTTCTTCAATGATATAACCAAAGTCTTTACTTATTGCAACAGTACCCATTGAATACCAATTATCAGCAACTTGTACTTTTTTTGTATTTTCAGGTATAAATGGTGCTAAATAAAATGATTTACCTTCTGTTGTAGATGCTGTTCCAACCAAATATCTGTATGATCGCACATAAAAATCGTCCTGATAATACCAAGAACATTCAACATACCCCCCTGTTCTATTTTCCCAATAATAAGCAACAGAATCACCATTACCACCATCTACAAAATAACCATCACCAAACGCAATTCCTTCTCTAACATTCAAGAAAGCACTGCCCAAATTAACTTCTGATGGCATTGTTAATAATTCACCTCTTGCACCAAGTGGACTTTGCCCACTCCATGACGTAGCACCTGCATTATAAGGTGTTCTTGGTAACACACTTGTTACCCCTGTGAAATGATTTAACCCCTCTGTTAATTCTTCTGCACCACTTGTGATGTTTTTTGAAATTGTGCTATACCCACCCTCTTGCCTACTCACCGTTCCTGAAAAATCAAAATACCCTGTTAGTAATGTCCATGTACTCCACACCCAATGATTTTGTCCATCATGCCAATAATATTCCCAATACCCTAAATCATACACTTCTGTTAAATCAGCATCATATCCCCAACCGTCCACACAAAGTTCATTTTTAGCACTCTCTACCGTTCCAAAATCATCAGGGTATAAATCATCCCATTCATCAATATTTGAAGGTTCATCTCCTGTTAATGTGAACCAAGGGCGGTACATATATCTTTTAGATTGCACCAAATCATCAAATGGATGGGAGTGATAAGTACCATCCCATTCTGTGCCTGTTGTCCAATATGTATCTTCTGTATATGCAAAGGGGTGTGATAAAGCACTTGCATCTGTAACGACTGATATTTCTTCTAAGATTATTGAGCTAATATACACCACTTCATCAGTTGATACAATAGCAATGTTCTTTAATCCACTTGTTGTATCAAATGCTTCTAAAGAACAATCATTAATATCTAAATTACCATCACTAAACGCATCTAAATTTGTGTACACACCAACACTTATGAGATTGCTTATATCCCCACTTGATGCTGAACTGTAATTAATAATTGCTATTACAGGTCTTTCGCTTCCGTTTGGTGGTGTGTACCACCCAAGCACGATTAAATCAAGTTGTCCATGATTTATAATATCCCTTATTTTGCTAAAACCTTTAACATACAAAGTAGGTGGTGGTGGTAACTCTATTGCATCCCTATCATCCACACACCTAACCACAAAACATGAATCATTATAATCATCACTTGTGGTTATTGAAAAACAATCTTTATCTTGTGTAGATACTGAAAAACATTCACCTGTTATATTTGATGATGGACAACCACTATATGATGCTTTAGCTATCGGCACACCCTCATTCCAAATGTCTTTAACCTCTGTCATAATGAAAAAGGTGCAATTACGACTATTGGTATATCTCGCACAAAACTCGCTATTTTAGTACCACTTGCTTTTTTACCCTTTGCAATAGATGTCGTTGCCAACACCATTTTAGTGATAGTTGTTTTCAAATCCTCATTTTTACTGCTCATATCTAATCCCTCGTATTGTGGTCTTAACTGAAACTTTATCAATAGCAGAAGATATACTTTTCACTAAGTATGGCAATGCTCTTACATTGATGATTTCATTTTTTGTGAAGTCTGTTTTATGTGTGCCAAACCTCACTTCTCTCATCTTATACGAACTCTTTAAAAATTCACTATTAGCTCTTTCCAATGCACGATCATAAGAGTCAAGCAATGGATCAGATATAACAACTTCTCCTGTATTCCCATTTGATATTTGGAACTTCCATTCTATTAATGGTACTAATTCAGCTTTTGTATCTTCTGTAATTGTTTGTGATGTAATTTGAAACATTTTAAGCTCCTGTTGTATTTACTGACAACACAACGTGTGTCTTACTCTTTAGTGACGATGTGTCGATTATGTAGTCACCATCCATTGTTACATATATTTTTATGAACCCAAATGCGTCCACCGTTGCACTATCTTCATCTAAATCAGGAAATAAATAATCCAAAGATACCCCGATAGTCTTAACAACTTCTAAACCAAGTTCTGTTGCAATATCCACATAAATATATTGATCTAAAACACAGGGTATTTTATACTCTAAATCATATTCACAAGTTTCCCCTGTGTTTTCATTTGTAACAACCATTATGATCTCGCTGTATGGAATATGATCAAACTCTATATGATGTTTGGTTGCCAACACTTCATAAGAAATCCTTACTTTAGGAAAATACTCTGTAAATTCAAAGTAATGATCATCACCATCAACTGAAGTGGTATATGCAATATCAACCCCTGCACTTCTAGCACCCAATGATGTTTCAATATCATACCGTGTTTTATACTTGTATGTACCATCACCAACGGCTTCGAGTGTTACATCTTCAACCGATATATAGTTTTCTGCTGTGCTTGTTTCGTTCCTGAGTATTTGTTCATTCTTATTATAGAAGGTAAACTTAGGTACGCCCCCAATAGTCCATAAATCAAAACCTTCATTATAATACATATTGTTAGGTGCAATGCAAGTCATGTCACCATCTGTTGCCACATTACTACAATCAGAAGATAAAAAGCCTTGAAACTTTACCACCTGATCCAAATAGTAAATATCAAAACTTACAAATCTACCTATTGGAGTTACTTTAATATTTGCATACCCTTTATGACAATAAGCGTTGTATACAATTTCCAATGTTCCTCTTTTAAGAGTAGTAAACCATAACGGATTATGCCCTTGTTCAAAGTTGTAATCATCAATATTTATACCATTTAATGTAATAGTCTTAATGCTTTCAATCGCACCGTTTAGAGTTATCGCATCTTCATCTAACACATCATAATTCTCTTTACGCTCAACTACTAATGCACTCAATGGAGAAAGCCCAACTGTGTGTTCAGTAGTTCCATTTGGATTAGGAAAAACAAAGACTTCACCTGAACATTCATCTACTTCTGTATAGATTTTATTGAGTGAAATTATGTCTGTTGAAGTGTCACCACCATTTTGAATTGTGACATATCCGATACCTTTATTGTAAACCGAACTAGAATCGCCTACAAAGTCAAAAATATCCTTTTCGTATATTTCTGTGCCTTCATTGTCAATCGCCTTATTTGGCACGATATTGACTGTTCCACCATCATCATAATACTCTGCTCCGGTAACACTTGCAATATTCAACAAAGCATTAAGCATAGTACCACTTCTCTCGTAACTCCCACCAAAATCTAAGTTCTCTGCCGTGATGGTTATTGGTATTCCGCTATTAGTTGCATATAAAGCACATAGTTCATGGGAGGTTGTAGCTTCATCAACTACTGTTTCATAAGGGGAGTATGGCTCTGTGAGTTTTGCTGAATATGTACGAGCTTCAACTCGTATGGAGTTTTTACCAACTTTTGATGTTGAATAAATAAACCCCGTAAAAGTCTTTGATCCATAATTAATAACAACTTCTTTTTCTTCAATTATATTTGCTTTGTTATCCATTGTAAAAATAGCAACGTCATAGATGCGATTCATTTCTTCCGATATGTTACCTTTATCAAACCTGCTTGTCACATCTGTACCATCTATGCTTATATTAAATAATTGTGTCAAGAGTTTGTCCTTTTAATAATAGTTGTCGTTTTAGGTTGCTCTATACTTTGAACAAAACTAAATTTGGTTTCTGCCTGTGCTGATTGTATACTTTGCACGAAAGAGAATAACTTTGTATCTGCAAGGGATAACCCACCAACACCTGTTGCAAGTAATTCCAATATTGCATCTGCTCTTGGAGTATTGTGGATAGTAGGGTATGCTGTTGCCAACAATTCAAGAATGGCATCTGCTCTCGCACCTTCTAAAAGAGTTTCATACAGCTCAATGATCGCTTGTTCTTCTGTGCTTAAACTTCTATTATATTTCCGTACATTTCTAAGAGTACAATTATCAAAACCGTTTAAGTCTGCTTCTGTAGTTGTAGTTGAAAATACATCATCTTTCCAATACCATGCTTCAACAAAACCTGTTGCACTTGGAAACGCTATGTCGTCACCTGTTGGAATGGTTGCTTTCTCACCATCATAAGAAACTCCTGCACTATCGGTTGCATCATACTCATTGTAATAATTGTCTTTTGAGTTGTTTTTAAGTGGGTAAAACGCTACAAGTCCATCATCAATGTCTATTGAACGGAAGTTATTTTCGTAGTTATAAATATCTTCTCTTTCTTGTGCATCTAATGCTTCATCATAAATTCTAACATTCCAAAAGAACCCCTTTAGTTCTCTACCTACATCGTGATTCCATGTACACATTCGCATGTTTGTTTCGACTGATGGACAACCACTAAATGCCACTGAACCCTCTGCATTGGTGTTTATAAACAGCTTTAAATCTACCCCGTCATAAGTAATAACACAATGCTGTGCTGTATATGTTAAAGATGTTGTAGAAGATAAAATTAGTGAGCCACCTGAATAAAAGGCTAACTTATCTAATGCTTCTGTTACTGCCCAACCGTTTGCACCGCTACCCCCATCTGATTTATCTATAAACCTTTGATAATCGTCACCTGCTAAATCTATCCCAGCCCAAAAAGATATGGAAAAATTACCTGTAAGTTGGAATGGGTGAGCTGTATTAATAGTTCCTAATTCAATATAATCATTATCTCCATCTGGGTAGCCAATAGAACCACGAACTCCACTTAAATAATAACCCATACCATTTGTTTCAACGCCATCATACCCACCAACAATATCCTCTGCTGTACCTGTGAGTGGGTAATGTGCAATTAAGTTTGTTGTGGTTGGTGCTGTGAGTGGTTTTGGATAGTACCCCTCATCGTATATTTCTGTTCTAGCTGTTGCATCTTTTGCATCTGTATATACTCTAACATTTGACATAACGCCATCTATATAGTGTTCTGCCAAAGCACCTGAATATCTAGTACCAAAGTTTAATACCTCTGTACCCAAGTCATAAGTAAGTGTTCCGCTTGCAACACTACTTCCATTATTGATGTAGATATTTGCACTTTTATTATCAACTACAATTTGTATATTGTAAAGGGTGTCTGTTGTAATTAACCCTGTGGCACTTCCTACAAGTGTACCCCAATCTGAACCATTACCCACATAAAGCTTTATATCCCCTGCTGAGTACACCGTAACGGTCAAATGCTTATCTTCTGCACTTGAACCTAATGGTGTGGAGTAAGTGCCTATTGTATTAAACTTAACCCAAAAACTTAATGTGTATGTATGTCCAAGAGCTATAACAGGTGTCTGAATCATATTGGTGCTTGTATCATCAAAGTTTGCAACATCACCTTTAAAGGTTGCACCAAAATATGCTACTGCATCATAAGAACCATGACAATCATCTGTATTATTATTCAGTAAATAATGGGCTACGAGGTTATCAGTTAATGCCATTACTTAGCCGTTACAGTTAATGATCCTATTTCCCATGTAAACGCTTGGGTGTCTAGGTTTGTGATAGGAGAACCCAATGCGACAACAACTTCCATGTCAGCAACGCCCTCAACATCTGCTAACATATACCCAATATGAGTTACAGGAAGCCAATCCCCTGATGCTGTGTCATGGGTTAATGTTGCCGTGTTTGATGTGACTCCATCCGTTCCTGTGTTTGCTGAAAATATGTCTGTAAGCAATGCTCTTGCATATCCATTTCCTGATAGTTCATTTGTAACCAACCCTGCATCTGTTGGATCTGCTGAAAATAGTGCAATGCTCATAGTTGCAGATAAATCACTCGTAACCCCTGTTACTGCATCGAGTTCTCGATTTTCATGTGCGTTAGTCATGTTTGACATATTAAATCCTTAATAAATTGTTTTAACATCAGCACGATTGTATGCTTCTGTTTTTGTTGAAGATGTTGGAACATCAACCTGAACCCAAAACGACTTGTGTCCACTTGCAGGGATAACAACGGCTATTGGACTTTCATCTACCTCTGAACCTGTAAGATCACCAACCACCTGTGCATCACCTGTACTTTCAAACAAGATTGATGTAAACACCGTTGAAGTGCTTAATGACAATGATGAAATAGCCACATCCGTTGCACCTGAATTTGCGATGTAAAACTTCCGTGAAATAGTTGCACCGGAACTTTGGTTCGCCAAACTTATTTCAGGTAATACTTCATTTACCACACCTGATGATATTTCATCACCAATCGCACCACCAAGATCGCTTACTGCTTTATGATATGTAATCATTTATGAAACCTTCGCTAGTGGTATTATAACATTATAATAACAAGCACCTAAAGACGTTTCAGCATAAACGGGTTGTTTCTCATGTGCCGTCCTTACTGTATCAGTAGTATCATCATCATATGTAATTGTTATAGAGGTTATATCACCCCAAATAGCCTTTAAAGCACTCACATTAGCCTCATTAAGCCAACCGCTGTCTGAACGTGTTTCAAGCGTTATATACGGTGTGTGTATGTCTGCTGAATATGCAATGTGCGTACCATCAGCACTCATTATCATTTCACCCATTAATTCATTAGGTTCATTGAATTCTTTTACAAACAATGGTTTATAAAGAACAATGTCACCAATCTTTTTAACTTTTTTAGTCATTTATTCACCCCCATAAGTATTTAAACCCATTTGCAATGCTTCCATTACTTGCTCAGGAGACATTTGAGCAGAAACACTACTACCCCCAAAGTTAATGGTCACAGGTTGCATTTGTAATTGCGGTGCTATGTTTGAAACAGATGCACCAACCCGACCACCATCAGCATAACCCATTGGTTTTTGATATTTCATGCTATTTATAGCATATAGTAAACCTGCACCATAAGCATCAACTGCTTCACGCTTAACAACAAACTCACCACCGGTTAATTTAGCGTTCACACTGTCGCTGTCAGTTGGATCATAACCGGCAACCATGCCTGAACCAACAAATGAACCACCCCCTGCTAAATGCTGAGGTATATAACCACCACCTGAAGCATGATAGTTGGTGTAAACATCAATACTTGCTGATTGTTGATTAATCCAAGATACTATATTATTTACAGAAACAACAACGGGGTCTGTGTTTGAATCTGTATCAAACTCAGGTGTTTGGCTTTCTGTATAATTAACCACATCATTTACAGATACTTTAGCGTTTTCTGTAGTTACCATCATGTCCGCTGTGATAATTTCTTTTTCAAGTTTCAGTTTTAACTGATCAATCTTATCTAGTTTTGGCTCATACTCAACCTCTGCCGTTATATCTTTGTTTTCAATCTCTTTTTCAGTATCTTTTAATGAATCACCATCAACTTCTACTTTTGCTTTAAAGGTTGGAACATATCTATCTTCCATTGCTTTAATTTGAGCTTCAAAGTCACTTGTTTCAGGTGCTTCAATCTTTGCTTTAATGTTTATCTCAGCACCACTTGCTTCAGCTATGAGATCACGTAGTTGTTTTTTAGCTGTATCAAAAACTTTAATGCTGTCAAAATCCCCAATCTTACCTGCCCAAACCTTAGCCATGTTTTCTATAGACTTAGCCAACGCTTCCTGTGACTCAATTTGAGCTAAGACAGCTTTCAACTCCATCTGAACAAACTTCATTTTTTCAGCATTTGCTTCAATTTCAGCTTGTTTTTTCTTCTCTAACACAGCCCCTTCACCGGCTTTAGTTAATTTATAGATCTTCTCAGCTTCAGTAAATGTCTGCTTAGAAGAGGCTAAGACTTTTTTATTATCACCAACTACTTCGTTTGCAAAAGAAGATGAGAATCCCCCCATTTCTCTAAACGTATTCTTAGTGGCATCTTTCTTTTTCTTCTCTTGTTCAATGACAGTTCCGGCAAAGGACGTAGCTAACGATTTAGCTTCACCATAATACCTACTTGCCTCATCAATATTACCTTTTTCCAATGCTTGATTAGCTTTTGTTATTAACTCTGTGGCTCTTTGTTTATCAGCTAAGTATTTTTCATGTTCGCCCAAATCTTTTGTGCGTGCATTGTAAAGTAATTTGTCATATTCTTCATTTAAACTTGCTCTTTTATCAGCATAGTCTTTAAAAATATCAAGTTTGTCTTGTTCTAACGTTTTAACTTTATCACGTAACTTTTCTTCTTTTTTCTCTAACTTGTCAATAACTTTAGCAACTGCACTATATCTTTTTTGAGCAAAGGTTTCAAACTTACCATAATTTTTTAAAGCATCTTCAGTTACTTCATTGAGAACAATCTGTTTGTTTGTTATTTCCTCTATGAGTTTGGATTCTTTTTCCCAAGACCCCCCGATCTTAACTAATTGTGCATCCAATGATTCAATTTGCATACGCAAGGTTTCTTTTTTATCAGCAAACTGTTGAGTAGTTAATGACCCTTGTTTTAAAACCCTTTCCTCTTCACGTAACTTTGATAAAACACTCGCCACACTTGATGCTAATCTAGCTCTTTCATAATTTGATTTACCAATAGCACCGGTTTCACGATCTGTCGCATCTACTATTAAATTAACTGTTTTTGAAAAACTTTTACCACGCTCTGTTTCTAATTCTAGTTGTTTCTTAATTGCCCTGCTTTGATTTTCAATGGCATCTGTGTAGAAAAGTGTTAAAGCAATGACACCCGCTAAACCTGCATAAACAGGGTTCATCATCAATGTTGCAAACATTGCCCGTAATTCTTTACCCATCAACTTTAATGCAACACCCAATATACCAACACCTTTAGCAAGGTTTTGATTATCTTGTAACATACCAACTGAAACACTAGCTAAAGAACTCATCACCGATGTTAGGGTGGTTATTGATTCAACAACAAACCCAATACTCTCAGCAAAGTCATAAATAGCATCGTCATCCATCCCTCTTACCATTTCAGTCCATGAACCCAACATTGTCCGTAAAGCCGGTGTAAGCTCACTCATTATCTTGATTGCAAGACCTTCCAATGCTGAAGTGAGGTTTTTATATGACCCAATTAAGGTATCAACCATTTCTTTTGCAGAAGTTGTAGCAAAGTCATTAACCATAGCTGTTTCAATTTCTTTGATCTTTTCAAGCAATTTATCGTAATTATTGGTAAGTGCAATGGCGGATGCGGATGCCTCAGAACCAAATATTTGTGAGAGCTTAATGTTTCGTGCTTTCTCACTCATGCCTGAAAGCCTCTCACTAACTATTGACAACTGCTTTGTAAATGGTAAGAGGTTATTATTTGCATCATACATACTAATACCAAGCTCATCAAGGTATTTGAGTGCTTCCTTGTTACCTGCCAAACGTTGCATTACAATTTTAAGTTGAGTACCGGCTTCTGTTCCACGCCTACCTGCATCGGCTAGAATACCTAACGCACCCGCTGTTTGAGCAAGGGTTACGTTATAAGCATTTGCCACTTGACCAACTTTAGAGAGTGCTTGACCCAACTGAGTAACATTCGTTGCAGATATTGTTGAAGCTTTCGCCAAAGCATCTGTAATATCACCAATATCTTTAGATTCGAGATTAAACGCTTTCATAGAAGTAACAGCAAAATCAGATGCCGTTTTAAGATCTAACATACCCACTTGTGCAAGGTTTAAAATGTCACCAATACCATCGAGCATTTCACCGGATTTAAGACCGGCAAGAGCCATTTCATTCATCCCTTCAGCTACTTGTGATGCTGAGAATACTGTTGATTCACCCAACTCTTTAGCTTTGGTTTCAAGTTCCTCTAGTTCTACTGCTGTAGTTCCTGAAAAAACACCAAGCTTCTTAATTGATTCTTCAAATTTGGCTGTAATAACTGTGCTTGTGAGTAAAGTGTGAAATGATCCATAGATCAATGCTAATTTGGAAACGTGTGCAGTAAGTGACTTAAAACTACGTGTCATTTGACCAACTTGACCAACATTGGCACGACCACCCCTAGCGATAGTCTTATTCATTTTGTCAATGTCACGGGTGAGTTTTTTTATTTCCCTTGAAGCATCTGCTGAGACAGCATCAATTTTTATCTGAATATCAGTATCAGTCATAATCCACCTTTTTCAATATTAATCAATATTATATCATAGTTTCTTACTTAACATAGCAAGATTGGATTCGTGGTCACTGACCTTATCTTGTTTCTTCTTTTTATCAAAGAGCTTTAAAAACTCTTCAAGCTTCTCTGATTTTGACCCTCTTGTAGCAATGGCATTGTGTTGGATGGCTTCACGCTTCTCATCTTCTATCTGTTCAAGTGCTATGTAGAAGAATGACACACCATACGTGTATGCCTCAGAATGTCCGTGTTTTATAAGCGTTGCAACATCACTTAGGAGTTTTTTTTTGACTCTTCTATCTCTTCTTTGGTTGGTTCTTTATATGTGCCGTCTTTTATAAGTTTTTCCAACTCTTCCCTTGCATTTGGATAGGTCAGATCAATCACCTCTTCATAAAGAGCAGTGACGGTGTTTTGACCAAGCTTATTGATCTGTTCTTGTGTGAGTCCGGCATTGAGTAACCCATTCATAGGAGTATCATATAATTGATCCTCATTACATTCTACTCGATATTCTTGTGTCAATTCAGTGATTGTTATCTCACCACCCAACGCTTCAACATCAACAGTCATTTTCTTTATAGGAAACTTTTTCAACTTAATACCTTTATAATAAATTCAAGAAGTCTCCCTCAATAAAGAGGGAGTTTGGAATTAACACTCAGAAGAGTCTAATTCAACAATGTCAAGATAATCTGACATTACACCGTTATCAACAGAGTCAACCATAGCTGAACCTGAGAATGACAGTTTACCGATTTCTTCACCTTTAAGCATGAACTCACCGTCTTGTGTAACAGATACATTTTTAAAGATGTATTTGTAGTTGTTACCTGTCTGTGAGCTTGTGATCACAACAAATCTACCTAGCAATGCTGAATTTTTCATTGTTGCTGAAGTATTCATTGTAATAGCCGGTGCAGTTACAGTTAAGTGAAGAATATCACCTGTTGTAATAGCCCCACCGTCAGCCAATGGAATGATCGTAATATACCCCGATTTAGCATCGAAAGTGTAATCATCACCCAAGACATATTCTATTGCGTCTGTCTCATCTTCAACTACAAGGATTGTTGTATTATAATAACCACAATCAACAATAGATCCTTCTTTAACCAACGCACCTGCAACTACTATTGCTTCTGCTGTAGCAATAATTTGATCAGTAGCTATAACATTACCTAAGAACGCTTTGTTTTGCATTTCAAGCGTGATCTCAGAGGTGTCAAATTTGATCTCTGCTGACTTTTTAGAAGGATATTTTGCATCCAAAAGTGGAGTACAACCCTCAGAGTTAAAATGCTCTTTCCATTCTACTGTTGTAGCAAAGGAAATACCATCAGTCTTACCAAAATACATGATTGGTTCATAAGAGCCATCACCATTTAGCTTTTGGTAGTAAAGTTTACCACCACCTGTAAAAATACTAGATTTAGCCATAATTCTATACCTTCATTAAATTTGGGGAAATGTCTGCTTCAACAAAGATATAATCAACTGCAAAATTCCCATCTTGAATATTAATGTCTGACTTTAGAAACCTAAATGCCATACCATCCATAGACGATGCTTTGATAACCTTATTGATAAGTGCTTCATTGCCCTCTTTTGTTTGGATCACAAATGTGACCTGTCTCTGTAAAGATCGTGATTTCTGTTCTCTAAAAGCCACAAAAACAAAAGGTGCTTCATCGGTTTCTTTTGCAAGTCCTAACAATATCTCTTTTACTTCTGCTTCTGTACAGTACATCGTGTCACTCATTTCTTTACCTCATCGCTTTCTGTAATATGACTTGCATAAGCAAGTTCTCTTCATCCGGTCTAAAATCAATGATACCATATTTTATAGTATCAATCAAGAAAGAACCATCTTTTGAGATATTTGGAAGATCCTCTTTTTTAAAAATTATCTTCCTCATCATTGAATCACCAAGCTCACTCTCTTGATCAAAAAATTGAACAGTGACTTTAGTTGACCTTGTACCAAGATAATATTTCACCTCTTGTGCAAATTCATCAGTATTAAAGAACACTTCTAAATCTGCTTTAATGTGTTCTTTAAAATTCATATGTCACTACTTTTTTGTTTCTTTTTTAGCTTTAGGCTTTTTCTTTACTTCAGCTTTCTTCACGGTGGGTGTAGGACTCTCAACAGAACTAAGCCTTTGTAACTCCTTTGCTTCTTCATCTGAGAACAGATTAGAAGTATCACCCTTCCCGAAACGACCTTTGCTTGTGAGCGTAGTTGCAATAAACTTAACTTTAGCCATCTTATGCTCCTAGTTTTACGTTTACTGTTCCTGCTACTGCACCTGCTTTTTCTGTTACCGCATAACCGATAATTTGGTTATCCGTTAAAGTGGTTGTAGCTTCAATACCACCGACATTATCAAGATAGATTTTATCACCAAGTGCGATTGTATTCGCTGTTACTGCTGTGAACTGAAACACACCTTCAATTTGAAGTGCTACATCACCACCTGAAACAACGTCTGCTGATGCAATACCAACTCTTACACCGAAATCAATCGGATCACCTACATTATAGTCTGCATCTGCAACGATATTTACAACGTCACCTAATTGAACTTTAACTGCTGTTTTAGCCATTTTTTATCCTTTTAAAAATATATTTAAGAATGAGTCAAAAGACTCACTCAAACTTACACGTTACCTTGATAGATACCACGATAGTCTTGTGCCATAACACCAAAGTCAAAGATACCTTCAAATGAAGTGTTTGACAATGCGTTTCTGTCAACTTGAAGTAATGGTCTACGACCTGTACCTGCAAGATAACCTGCCTTGATAGTTCTTTTGTTTGCAGTTAAATACCATTCCGTACCTGTAAGCTCACCTGAAACAATCGGTTGAACGATGTTTGCATATGGGTTAACCACACCTGAGTTTTTCTCAGAAACCGTACTTGACATAGATCCAAGTAACACTCTTGCTTTTTTAGCAAGTTCAACAGGAATATGTAAGTATGCCGGAGAGATATTCGCTCTTGTATTAGCATTTGCTAACAAGTGACTACCCATAGCAAGAATACCTGCTTCTAGTGCCGAACCTGCTTCATCAAACGCATCTGTTGCAAGGTTGCTGTGATCTGCGTGAAGGATTGATTTCCCATCAGCCATTAAGTAACCTGCACCTGACCCTTGTTTTCTAAGTAGGTCATAAACCATACCGTTTGCCAAGTTTCCTGAACGCTCTGTAAGGTTATTGATCATACCTGTAAACGCATTTAAATCGTCATTGATAATCATCTTACGAGTGACTGTAAACTTGTTACCGTAAGTATCAATAAACCATCTTTCAGCACCTTCACCGATTTCAACTTCTTTTAACTCGCCATTTTCAAGCACTTTGTCAAGTTTACCACCTGCTGTCTGTGTTGTAATGTCTGTGTTTTCTCTGAAGTCTCTAACGTCTTCCTCTTGAATCCATTGCTTATATGTATGTTCTTCAGCATCAAAGTCTGCAATGATTTTTCTGTTACCTGCTTCTAGTAATAGAAGTGGGAAGTCAGATGTACTCATAGCTCTGTTTGCAACATCCATAGTTGACATAGCATAGTTTGCTGTATCACCTGTAATTGCTCTTGCAATATCAGAGAAACCTGCTGATCTAAATTTATTATCTTTAAGGTCAACTGCAACACCCATTCTACTTGCAACTACATCTTCAAGTTGACGCACCATAGCTTCTCTGTTTGGAGTAGTGCCAACTCTGATAGACTCAGTTTCTTTTGCCTTAGCATCAAGTATCGCTCTTGCAAAGGTGTGAGCCGTTTGTGTTTTATCACCAACTGCTAAATCACGAACCTCATCACTAGCACTGTAAAGTGTAGCCATGTCTTTGATCTCTGCAACTCTTTTAAGCTCTGCATTTTCAGTTTTCATCAGTTCAAAAGCTTTTCTATCAGCTTCATCTTTGTCTGCTCTGAGCTTATCTTCTTTAGCAATGTCAGCACGTACTTGTGTAAGGTCTGATTCTTGCTCTACCGTTCTCTTCTCTTTAGCAATCGCTTCAAGCTTTGCTAATCTCTCTTTTAGTGTCATGTTCTACTCCTTGTGTGAAATACCATAAAAGGCTTCAAGTTCTTCAACTCTTGCCAACACTTCTGATTCATCTTCTAAGAAGATCACCTCACGCTTCTTTGCACCCTTATCGAAACCTATACCAACTGCTGATAATTCAAAAATTTCATAGTCAATAATGGTAACGAGATCCGGTTCACCGTCACGTTCTTCCACCTCGTATTTGTTAATCTGATAACCAATAGATACATCTGTGAGAATATTCTCTGTATATTTACGATAGATATTTTGCTCATCTACCCCTGATCCAAACCAAACATCACTCACGATAGTGCCACCATCCACACGTGTTTCTTCAATCCGACCAATGGCACTATCTATATCACGATTGTGATTTTTGAAGAATGTTCTAAGGCTTTCAAATGAAGCACCTTCAATGCTAAGTTCCTCAACATAGGACTCACCGGAATACCAATCATAACGCATACCACCGTTATCTTCTGAAACAATAGTAAATGTGTGGGTATTTGGTTTATCTTCTGTAGATGGATTCTTCAACCTAACAGTTGCCTGTCTGTAATGAACCTCACCTAAGAGGGCATTTCGCTTTTCCATAATATTCCTTTACTCCTAATTATATCATATTATTTAATATAATCAAGACTGTCTATTTTGAGCTTCTAATTGTTCAAGCCTCTCACCAAGTTCTTCTATCATGATTCTAGCATCTGCCATATCCTGAGTAGGAGAGGTATTATCTTTAGTTTCCGGTTCAACCCACAATCCATGTTCTTTCAATAGTTCCATTTCATGTTTCTTCTGCAATAAGATCTCTTCAAAGTCTTTACCCTGAGCCATTGCCTCATCCGTTTGAGTAGTGAGGTTCATAGCAATCTCTTTTTCAGTGGCTAATAGGTCTTTAAGAGGGTCAACCCATGAACGTTTAGGTTTAATCCATTTTTGTTTTAAGAACTCTGTCTTATCTGTCATGAATTTAACAGCCGGTATTTTAATCATCCCTCTTAATATCTCAACTTCTAACCAAGTAGAGTAAATATCATTAAGAACATACGATATAAAATGTTTTTGTTCAGCATCAAAACGATAGTTGTCTTGAATCAAAGAGGCTCTTGATGAAGCAAAGTTCACTTTAGAGTAATCTTTAAACGCCAATTCATATGACACCCTACGTGCTGTAGCGATTAACCGGATAGTGGTTTCTGTAAAAGCTTTATAATCATCAGATGCCCCTTGCGGTGCTTGTTTATCAATGGATTCACCCTTTTGTAGATAATACACCATCAAGCCGTTGATCTCTTGTAATTTCAAGTCCTCTTTAGTAACACCGGTAGATGAAGGATCAAGGTCTGCTTTGACTGTGTATGCAATGGAAGCTCTTGCCCTTGCACCCATGATGGTTGCTGATTGGAAGCCTGAGAAATTCTTTATATCAATAATAGATTGTTTATACTCACTAACACCACGATCTTGTGAAAATCTCTCTGTTTTATAGTAGTTTATAATGTATTCAGCCGGTATTGACATAGTTTGGCTTGTATAATTACCATTTTCATCAGCCACTTTAAAGCGATATGCCTTGATTTTACCATCAGGAGTTTTCTCTACACCGTTATCTTCACCACCATCTAAGGCATCGGCTTCAATAACCTGTAACTGCAACCCTTCCTTAGTGAATCGTTTGTAAATATAAACCTCACCATCAACCATACGAGTACCTAAAAGCACACGCTGAATATCAGCAAAGTTCATTTTACCCATGCTGTCACATAAGAGTTTATCCTCTGACCATATTTTCCAACGTCTTTCTATATCATCATCAAGTTTCTTCTTACCAATCCTACTTTGCAGTGTGATACCTTGACCAATAACATTGTCAACAATAGCACCGTCAATATTAGCCATGATTGGGTTATTTGCAAAGAGCCATCTTGCCCTTGCCCTAAGTGTGTCTCTATCTACTGTAGCTGTTTGTTCAAAACTGCTGTTAGCGTTCCAAAAATCACGGTTGGCATCTGTCTTTTTACCACCTTCATAGAAAGCCCGTGTTTTTGGTTGAGGAAAAAACCAATCTTTTATTCTTTGTAATCTACCCAAAACTTACTCCAAATGCTCTACCTGTACGTGCTGTCCTATTAGGAAGAACATCACCATACTTATCTAAATTAGCTTGTGCATCTTTCTCCATGCCACGTAGCTGTTCAAGGTCTGCTCTCCAAAAGACACGCCCACCTAATTCATAGCGTTGACCACCTTCCATAATAGTTGTTATACCTGTTTGTATCTGAGCTAATTTCTCACCATACGTTAATAACTGCACTGCCATAGAAATCCTTTTAGCACTATTATATCATATTAATTAATATATTCAATGGTGATGGTTTTAAGATATATTAAAGTTTATCTTAGTTATACTTTTAAAAATTAAAGGAGTTAAAATGAACAATAGTAAAAAATACATACAACATCTTGGTAAAACATTCACAACAACACACCACCAATCAGATTTAAGCGATAAAAAGTGTAAAAAAATTCGTAAAATGTTTTTCAAAAAAGGTGACATTGAAGATGTTAAAAAAGAAATGGTTAGGTTATATGAAAAAAACGGTCTTAAAATACCAAACACATACAATTATTTTTTTTATGAACTAATGGCAGAATGTAAACTATCAACACAGTCATGGAGTATTAAGGAATTTATACAAAGTAATGATTTAATTAGGTTTGCATATGCTAAGATGAAAGCTTTTCCAAAAGTTTTCCCAACACACTACACAGATATTAAAAATATTAAAGCTGTGTTCAGGCTAAGTCCTTCAGGAACAGCATCAAAACTATCAAACTTCCCCTACAAAGAAGCAAAGTTAATTATTGACAAATACAACACCAATGATAATTATTTTGATTTTTCATGTGGTTGGGGGGTTAGATTATTGGCATCTTTAAGCAATGACGTTAATTATTTTGGAGTTGACCCAAACAAACCGTTGGTTAAAAAACTAAATAAGATGTCTAAACTATACAAAGAAAATACAGAATGTACATCTACTGTTGATATAAGGAATCAAGGAAGTGAGGTGTATGTAAAAGAATGGAAAAATACGATGGGTTTAGCATTTAGCTCCCCACCATATTTCACATTAGAAAAATATGGCATTGCAGGTGATGGTCAATCAATATCTAACAACACTACTTATGAGGAATGGTTAGAACATTATTGGAAACCCACTGTTAAAAATATTAAAAAGTATTTAGTTAAAGATGGTAACTTCCTACTCAATATTAAAAACATAAAAGGGTACGCACTGTTGGATGATATGCAGTTAATTATTGAGCATGAAGGTTTTGTCCATATTGACAGCTTTTCTCTTAAGAATATTAACCGCATTATACTGATACAAAATAATAAAAACACCGATGAACAGGTGCTTGTTTTTAAAAAAAAGGATATGTAATGAATGAAGTAGTACAGAAAATATGTGACTTAGATGAAGTGTTCCCTAATGTTTATAAAGTGTTTTTTTATGGAAACGAAAAGACACCTTCTCAACCTGACGGTGAGAGTAGATATTTTGAAAACCCCGAAGATGCAGTGGCATTTAAAGACAGGTATATAAAACATTGTGCATCAGTGGATATTGCAGAGTATTGTTGTGATACTGATAAATTCCTAACCTATATTGGTGACAGTTAATATTCATCTAACCACTTATCTCTTGCTTGTGGTTTCTTGTTTTCAACTTGCTTAGGTTTTAGATGTTCACCTATATACAATATTGGTTTAGATATTTCATCAACCTTAATGTCCAATATAGTGAGGGTGGCAATAGCATATACCATACAGTCAATCGCCTCATTCCTTGTTCTCACTTTTATATACTTACCTTTTTCATCACGCTTCTCTGCTGTCAACATCTTAAAAAACTTATCATCAATTATGTCAAGCGTAGGAAAATGGACATAGTTATAACCACGTTCAGTAATCCCCAATCGTGCATAGAAATCATCTTTAATTGTCGTAGTTCCTATGATGAAAAGGTTGCTGTCATTCATTGTAAGGTTCTTTAACTGCTTGTTCACTACAGGTGCGTTTAGTGTTGATGCCCCCTTGATCCCAAAGATCTTATTAGGCAGTCTGTGCTTAACATATTCATAAACAGCCTTAGTCCTGTGACCACCGGTGTCTATTGATGAACCAAGCACTTTCATCTTAAAGCCGTCAACCCTAGTGTAAACCCTGTTGACAAGATAGTTGTCAAGTTCTTTTTTAGTTGCATCGTATTGAAAATCCCCTGCAATCACCTTGTAGTCTATCACAAAGAGGTTTCCGTTATGACCATGACCTAAGACCAAAACCTCAACTCTGTCATCCTGAGTGTCAATACCTGCTGTCAATAACATAACCTCATCAGGCACTTCAGCACCATACTCTTCAATTCTCTCACTTGGATTAGTAATGTCAACACCATCTAACTGAACCATGAATGGTCGTGCCTGTCTTGTGTTAACCCATGTTTGCATCATGCGTGAATCACCACGCTTCATGATCTTTGTTGCCTTTAGGAACTCTCTTGCAATGTCACCCCACGATAACCATCCGACAGGAGACAAGAAGGAAGGTATCAAATAACCTCTATGTATGTGACCCTCATTCTGAGGAATCCACATAGCACCGTTCTCTTCTTTCATCATCCATGTTTTCTTATACTCCGGTATCAATGTACCACAGTGTTTACAACTATACTTGACAACACTTGTCAACTCGTAGTTGACATGAGTAAATTCAAAGTTTTCCCACTCAAAGTTTATAAGCTCATTACATTCAGGGCATGGCATAAAATATTCTCTTTGATCACTGTCCTCATACTCTTTTTCTATATTAGAGTTACCTTCAATAGTTGGGGTTGAGTTTATAAATATCATTTTGTTGGAGAACGCATCGGATCTTGCTTTACCAAGAGTCATTACATTACCCTCACCAAACTCACCAAACCCGTCAACATCATCTAATATGACCACCCTTGCAGAGAATGATCTAAATGATGAGGTTGAGTTTGACCATCCTAGTGTTACACCGCCACCGGCAACGTTCTTAGTAAACATATTACCTATTTCATCCTTACTCTTACCGCCCAACACCTTTGCTCTTAAATGTGGTATGGCTCTAATGGCAGGGGTGAAACGTCTTGTGCTTGTACCTTTGGCAAGTGTTTCTGTTGGTACTATGTAGAGGATAGGGCATGGGTACAGATCGAGATATGTCAACATGATGTTGTCACCTACTGTTGACATGGCTATCTGTGTACCCTTCATCACCTTTACTTGGTTGCATGGTGACATTGGTGAACATGAGTCCATTATCTCTCTTGCATAGGGTGTACGTGAAGTCCGGTACTTACCTGCTTCTGCTGATGCTTCAGTGGTTAAGATACGATTAGCATCTGACCACTCTGAAACACTCTGTCTTGGATCAGGTTTAAGGGCGTTCATAATACCGGCAATGAGAGGGTTGATCATCCTGACCACTTTACTCATACAAAACCTTTTCACTACTTAAATATTCCAACACTTGATTCAACTCTTTGTAAAAAAGTTCCTTACCCTCTTTAACATTTGCACTACCCATTATCTCTGCTGTTATTCTCTCAGGCATTGCTAACAACTGATCACGTAAAACTCTAACTACAGTGAAAGCTTTTCTTTCAACCTCATCACGATATACCAATAGACCGGCTTCAATGTCAAACTTCTGTTTGGCGTTCATTCCTTGATATTCTTGGAGAAACACTTTAGTGGAATTGATCGTCTTAACCTTGCCATCTTTATCAACGGGGTTGTACTTATCACCGTTTGGCATCTTCTGATTCAACTCTGCTAATGCTTTCTTTACTTCTTTGAATTTGAACATCTTTTTACCATCAATTTCAACATATGGTAACTTACCTTCCGATGCTAATCGGGATAGGTATGGTCGGGATGATTTTATAACACCCTTTTTAGTAAGTTTTGCGTGTAGCTCAGTTATAGTGTACATTCAATTCCTTCTTATATTATAGTGATTAATTTTTAATCACCTCAATTAGCACGTAACCATTATAACATACTTAGTTACGGATTACAATAACCCTCTAGGATGCGATATTAGCAGTGGTATATATAATGTAAGTTCAGGGGTCTAAAATCTTTTTAAACCTGCTGTTGCAAAGCACAGCTATATCGCTAGTGTGTAACCAACCTTAAAATTTCAAAACCAAGCGTTTTATGGGCTGTTGCC